ATGAAAGTCAACAACCCAGAGATTTGGACAAACTTTGTCAAGACAGGAAAGGTCAAAGGCTTCTCTATTGAGGGGTACTTCGTGGACAAGCTAAACCTTGCCAAGCAAGAGATGGCGCACCTTGAGGAGCAGGAAGCAGCGTTGATGCTTGCGCAGATTGTCGCTATCATAAAAAGAGATGGTCGTAAGAAGTCGGGAACACGCACCGAGATGGAATCGTTCTCTGACTACCCCGATGCGGTGAAGAACAACGCCAAGCGTGGTATTGAACTAAACGAGAAGAACGGCAACAAGTGTGCAACGCCTGTCGGTAAGGTACGGGCGCAGCAACTTGCACAGGGCAAGCCTGTGAGTGTAGAGACCATCACACGGATGTACTCGTACCTATCAAGAGCCGAAGAATACTACGATGAGAACGACACGCAAGCCTGCGGCACAATATCGTTCCTACTATGGGGCGGTCTTGCAGGTAAGCGTTGGGCAGAATCCAAACTAAAAGAACTTAACAATGTATAGACCACAAAAACTCCCAGTAGCGTCACCACGAGGTGGAAGGCGTGGGTGCCTATGCCCAGACAATACCTACAACTCCAAATGCTGCGATGGCTCTCTTGCTGCGCAGGGTGTCGGCTCACTTGTTGGGCAGGGAACTGTAGTTATCAATCCTTAAAAATGTTACAAATAATCAAAACCCCTTTAATTAGTTAGATATGAAAGCAAACAATATCCTAAACCGCATCCTTGCCGAGCTATCCTCCATCCGTGAGGTTAAGTTCGAGCAAATGACACTTGAGAACGGAGCCGTTCTTGAGGCAGAATCATTTGAAGCAGGTAACGAAGTATTTGTCATTAGTGGCGAAGACCGAGTTGCTGCTCCAGTTGGCGAACACCTACTTGCTGATGGCCGTATTTTGGTCATCACAGAAGAAGGTATCATCGCTGAAATTAAAGAAGCATCCGAAGAAGAAGCACAAGTAGAGATTGAGGTTGAAGCCGAAATGCCTACTGAACTTGCTGAAGTGGAAGTAAAAGAAGAAGCCCCTGCCGTAGTCGCAATCATCGAGAAAGTTCTTGAGGAGATTGCAATGATGCGTGAGGAGATGAAAGGAATGCGTGAGGCGATGGGCGGTTACGCCAAGAAGGAGGAGATGGCTGCGGTTAAAGCAGAACTATCTGCCGCACCTGCTGCGAAAGCCATCAAGCACAACCCCGAAACAAAGCAAGTCCAAAAGATGAGTTCTAACCGCCCCGAAAGAGCGATTGACCGAGTCCTTGCACGAATGAATAAATAACAAATAAACAATGGCTACAACCACTTCAATCACCACTTCGTACGCTGGCCAATTTGCCAGTAAGTACATTTCCGCAGCTCTTTTGAGCGCAAACACTTTGGACAAAGGTCTCATTGAGATTCTTCCAAACGTAAACTACAAAACCACCTTGCAGAAGGTGAACACCAACGACATCGTAAAAGATGGTACTTGTGATTTCGATGCAACTTCTACCTTGACTTTGACCGACCGCGTTCTTGCCGTTGAGCCTTTTCAAGTAAACTTGCAGCTTTGCAAAAAAGACTACTACTCATCTTGGATTGGTGGTCAAATGGGCTTTTCTGCTTACGATAGCATCCCTGCTTCTTTCGCTGACTTCCTTATCGCCCACGTTGCTGCAAAGACTTCACAGAAGATTGAGCAGAACATTTGGAACGGAACTGCTGCTTCAGCAGGTGAGTTCTCTGGATTCCTTTCATTGATGACTGCTGACTCTGACGTTATTGACGTAACCGCTACTACTGTAACTGCTGCAAACGTAATCGCAGAGCTTGGTAAAGTTGTAGACGCTATCCCTTCTGCCCTTTACGGCAAGGAGGACTTGACCATCTACGTTCCACAGAATGTCGCAAAGGCTTATGTCCGTGCGCTTGGTGGATTCGGAACTTCAGGTCTTGGAGCAAATGGTGTTGACAACAAAGGCACTACTTGGTACGGCAACGGAGACTTGTTCTTCGATGGTATCCGTGTCGGAATGGCCAACGGTCTTCCTTCTAACAAGATGGTAGCTGCTCAGTCTTCAAACCTATACTTCGGAACTGGTCTTCTTGACGAGCGCAACGAAGTTCGTGTTCTTGATATGGCTGACCTTGACGGTTCAGACAATATCCGTGTAATCCTTCGCTTCTTCGCAGGAGTTCAGTACGGAATCGGAGCTGACGTAGTTCTTTACTCTTAATCCGAGCTAACGTAAATCAAGGGGGGCTTGGGCTATGTCCTCGCCCCCTTTTTTAATTCTAATAAAACAAAGAAACAATGGCGTGTGATTTAACAAAAGGCAGGTTAGTTCCCTGTAAAGACGTAGTAGGTGGCATCCGTGCCGTATACTTTGTAGACTATGGTGACTTGGGTACGATTACCCTTACTGCCGATGAGATTACCAACATTAGTGGTACATTCTCTGCTTACCAATATCTTGTGAAAGGCAATAGCTCTTTTGAGCAAACCTTTAACTCAAGCCGTGAGAATGGTACAACCTTCTTCACGCAGACTTTGAATTTGACGTTGACCAAACTCACAAAGGAGGACAACAAAGAATTGAAGCTGCTTGCTTATGGCCGCCCTTACGTTATCGTACAAGATTACAACGGCAACGCATTCCTTATGGGAATGAACAACGGTGCTGAAGTAACGGGTGGAACGATTGTAACTGGCGCAGCAATGGGTGACCTATCTGGTTACACTTTGACAATGGAGGCACAGGAGACAATGCCTGCCAACTTTATCGCAGGTGCTACTACTGCCAATCCATTCGCTGGACTTGCAGGTGCAACTGACACGATTGTTGTAGGTACGAACTCGTAACCTACCGCAAGGCAGAATAGTTGAAGGGGCGTAAGCCCCTTTTCTATTTTCAAACAAATCGCAATTAAAAGGTTATTTATTTAAGATGCATATCCTTCAAGTATCAGCTTCAGCACAAACCATTACAATCATACCTCGTGAGTTTGTTTACTCATCAGAGGATTTGGATTCTTACTTCGAGCGTGTGTTGCTTGATGGTGGTACTTTAGAGGCCGAAGTATGCGTTCAGAGCGCAGTTAACGCCCTTGATGGGGTTACGTTATATTTGATTGATGAAAGCACCAACACAACGCAAGAAATCAATCCCACGATAACAGAGGGGAATGGCTTTATGGATCTCACGGCAGTCTATACATTAGTCAACAACCGATTCTACGGCCTCAAATTAATATACGATGGTGACCTTATCTACCGAGATAGGGTATTCGTAACTTCGCAAACAGATTTCGATAAATTTACCGTGAACCAAAACGTCTACACGGAAGAACAAAGCTACAATAATGAGTACATCATCATCTAAAGTCCACGTTGTGAACTTCAGTTCCTACACTACACCTGTTGTTAAAGAGGTGCAGGGTAAGGACTACGTTGAATACGGAGACAACAACGACTACTTCGGCTACCTAATTGACAGGTACAACGGATCACCAACCAACAACGCCATCTTAAACTCTTTGATGGATATGACCTTTGGCAAGGGACTGGATGCAACGGACTCTGCCAAGAAGCCGAGCGAGTACGCAGCGATGCGTGGCTTGTTTACCAAGTCGTGCTTGCAAAAGGTTGTGGCGGATTACGTTATGATGGGGCAATGCTCTTTTCAAGTGGTGTATTCCCAAGACCACAACACAATCGTAGAGGTTCAGCACATCCCCGTAGAGACGTTACGAGCCGCAAGGGCGAACGAAGACGGAGAGATTGAGGCGTACTACTACGCAAAAGATTGGACAGACGTAAAAGGCAGAAAAGAGACTGCGGTACGCATCCCTGCATTTGGCACAAGCCGTGAGGGGTTAGAGATTCTATACATCAAGCCATACAGAGCAGGATTCTACTACTACTCCCCCGTTGACTATCAAGGTGGCCTTCCCTACGCAGAACTTGAGGAGGAGATTGCCAACTACCACATCAACAACATTCAGAACGGCCTTGCGCCTTCAATGCTTATCAACTTCAACAACGGAGTGCCGAGTGAGGAGGAGCGCAGGACTATTGAGCAACAAATCGCAACCAAGTTTAGCGGTAGTTCAAACTCTGGCAAGTTTATCCTTGCGTTCAATGACAATAAAGACCTTGCTGCAACTGTTGACCCCGTTCAGTTATCGGATGCCGCAGAGCAGTACCAGTTCTTGAGTGCTGAAGCAACGCAGAAAATAATGGTGTCGCATCGTATTGTCAGCCCTATGCTTTTAGGTATCAAGGACAATTCGGGTCTCGGCAACAACGCAGAGGAACTGAAGACCGCTTCTACGCTTTTGGATAACCTTGTAATCCGCCCCAAGCAGGAGATTATCATTGACGGCATAGACCAAATCTTGGCCTACAACGACATCAGCCTAAACTTGTACTTCAAGACCCTTCAGCCTTTAGAGTTTACCAATGATGTGGTGACTCCTATGGATATGGAGACTCGTGAGGAGGAGACTGGCGTTAAATTGTCAAGCCAAGAGCCGAGCGATGAGATGTTTGAGGAGGCGTTTGCTGCTTTAGAAGAAGTAGGCGAGGTCGTGAATATGGATGAGTGGGAACTTGTAGATGAAAGACCAGTTGACTACGATGCGGAGCAGGCATTGAGCAAGTACGCATTCGCATCAACAGGCAGCGCATTCCCCAATGCCAAGAGCAGCCAAGATGGCGTAACGGCAGAAGGCAAGAAGTACAAGGTTCGTTATGCTTACGCTCCCGAATCCGCAGCACTTCAGAAATCTAATAGCCGCGAGTTCTGCAAGAAAATGATAGCCGCAGGCAAGGTATACCGCAAGGAGGATGTGCTTCGTATGGATGGTCAAGCCGTCAACGAAGGCTTCGGGCCAAGAGGCGCAGCGACCTATTCTATCTGGTTGTATAAGGGCGGTGCTAGGTGCCATCACTTTTGGATGCGTAAGACGTACTTGGCAAAAGGCGAAGGCGTAACTCCCGATGTAGGCAACCCCAACGCAGAGGTGAGTGTAAACAAGGCAAAGGCAGAGGGCGTGGTACTTGAGACCAATCCCTCTAAAGTAGCAAAACGCCCCATTGATATGGATGATGAGGGATTTTTACCAAAATAAAGAATAGAAATGGCAACGGCATTATTTATTAAAAGAGAGGACTTGGTTCGCAACACCGCAATAGGCGGTAACGTGGACACGGATAAGTTTATCCAGTTCATCAAGATTGCGCAGGAGATACACCTGCAAAACTATACAGGCACCAAACTCTACGATAAGATTAGCAATGACATCATCGCCAATACTCTTGCCAACCCTTACTTGGCATTGGTGAACGACTACCTTCAGCCGATGCTTATCCATTGGGCTATGGTGGAGTACTTGCCTTTTGCTGCGTACACTATCGGCAACGGTGGTGTGTTCAAACACAACTCGGAGAACTCTACTACCGCTGAAAAGATAGAGGTTGACTATTTGGTGAACAAGGCTCGTGATTTAGCGCAGTACTACACCGACAGGTTCATCACCTATATGAGCTACAACCAAGCAACATTCCCTCAATACAATTCAAACAACAATGCAGATGTCTACCCCGACACCGATGCGAACTTCGCCTCGTGGGTTCTCTAAAAAGACCTACGAACCAAAGAAGAGCAATGTCATCAAGTTAAAGAGTTATTTAAAAGACAATGGCAAATAGTATTTCTTGGGGCATCATTTACTGCT